TATCTTTCTGTTCATTAAGAAACTTCTTTGCCTTAGAAAGTTCTCGTTTTTTTGCTAACTTTATTTTTCTAATATCTTTTTCATCATCTAAATCTTCATCATATGAAAACTTATCTTCAATAATGTCCTGAATATCATCCGAGTCTAAACCTTCTTCAGTTGACTCATAATAATTAGCAAGTACAGCATTATCTTCCATGTCATCAATATCTTTTTGTAAATTATAAAAGTCATTAATACCACGTCCAGTTTCCTGCTTGTACTTTAAATACGCAGATACGTCTTCTGGTAACTCAGAATTTGCCTCTTTTTCCGCAAATAATTCATCAACAGAATTGATATCTTTATTGTATCTTTTCTTTATATATGAAATAACATCATCATCAGTAAATTCTGGTAAAGATGTTTCTTCATTCTTAGTTTCATCAACCGATGTTTCTTCGGTAGTTGAATTTTCTTTATTACTAAAATCTATTTTTTCAATAGAGTCGTTTTCTACTTTTTTTTGCTCAAATTGTTCTTCGTGTTCTTTTAACAAAGTTTCTTCAACTTGCGCTCTTGATTTTTCTTCGACATTTCCGTCAACTGCTTTTACTGTAAATTCCATTTGATTTTATTTTTAACAAAGTTAATATTAATTTAATTATAATTTTTAGCTATTTTAAATGTTCGAAAAACGCCTCCTTGCTTCCCATTGTACTTTTTTGGTTCTACCAAGCACACTTTTTTTACCTACCCTTTTATTAAAATCATCTCTTACTTGATTTAATTGTGGGCCTGATGACTTTTCTATCATTACTTATATTTATCTTGGGTTAAATTCAGCCAAATCAAAACCATCTAAACTATCCTCGTTCGACTCAAAGTTTATAGCTGGTAAATCTCTTTTCTTTTGTTCAATCATTTTAGAGGTTTGTGTTGACTGCTGACTAATTCTTTTATTTTTAGCATTTTCTCTTTCATTTTCTCTGCTCTTTAAGTTTTCGCTTTCTAAACCTTTTAACTGCATTTGCATTTGGAATTCCACTTGCATTAACTGTTGTTTTAATTCAGCTTCTCTTTGTAATTTTTGAATATCAAAAGCAACCTCTGCTTCCTTAACAGCAATCTTAGATTGAGTCTCAGCTTCATTAGTCTGCATAGCCATTTGCGCAGCAGCTTGTTGCGCTTGCATTTGCATTTGAGCTTGCATTTGTTGTTGCTGTGCTTGTGCTTGTTGTTCAGCTAATTGCTTGGCTTTTCTTTTTACTTTAAGTAATTGATTAGCCATTTTTAAATTAGAAATCTCCCTAATATCAATAGCATCTTCAAGATTAATATCTGATTTAGATAAAGCCATTTGAATGTTTTGTTCTAACATAGCTTTTTCTTCTTCATCTGGCATTAACTCTATAAATACACCAAAGTCATAAAGATATAAATTTTTAATATCTTCTAAAATGCTTAAATTGTATTTACCTATTTGCATTGCAAACTCATCTTTAAAATCAGCAAACTCTAAAACATCTGCTGTTCTAATAGATAAACATTCTGCTAAAGTTTTTGTAATATATAAACTTGCATTTAAAATATGTCTTGTAGCTACATTAGAATTTAATGCTGCTAACTTTTGTACACCAACTAATGAATTAGGATCAGGACTTGATCCATCACGAGCTTCATTTAATCCAGTTACAGACCTAATCATATCCATGTAATGATTATAATTTCCGATAAGCATTTGCATTTTACTTGCACCGCTATTTGCAGTTAACTGAGTAATTGGAACTCTTGCATTATTATATTCGCCATCTTGTGTGTAGCTTCTCCCAATAACACTACCTGTTTGAAAATACAAACGTAATGCATCTTCAGGGTTATATGCGTTACCAGTTCCTAAATCAACTTCATTCAAACCATCAGCATCAATAAACACACCGTCTGGAACTACCCTTGAAACTACTTGTTGTATTTTTAAGTGACTAATTTGAATTAAATCAGCAAAGGGTATCATTCTCTTAACTAAAGATTCTAACTGTCCTTTGTACATTTTTGGCGCACAAGCAACATAGTTAGGCATAGCGTATTGACTGGCTGATTTTGGTCTAACCATATTTTCTCCAAGTTTCCATTGAAGCATAATATTAGTTCCCATTACCATAATACCATCATACCACACATCAATAGTCTTAGTAATTTTTTCAAACCCACCTTCGTCCATCATTTCTTGAGGTGGATTAAATTGATCATCCTTCTCAACAGTTTTAAATGTACCGTCTGGCATGCTTTTCTTTTTATAAACAAAAGTATGTGTAGTCTTATAATTAAAATATAATAATGTAGCGGTATCTCTACTAAACATACTATTCTCATAAAATTGCTGAGAATTGTAGTAATCATACCAAGACTGACTATATTTAGAAATCTCTTCTAAATCTTCGTTAGTTAAATCAGGATCAATTTTTATTAATTCTGTAATTGGAACAGTTTTTATTTCTCCCCAATAGAAAGTATCTTTAAAGTAAGGATCTTCAGTGTAGCTGTAAACAACATTTGCTGGATCAACATACTGTACTCTTACACCTTCTCCTGGTATAAATATATGTTTTGCCATTCCAATACCTAAACAAGTAATGTCATAATCAATTCTTTTTCTGGTATCGCTATAATGACTTGCTTGAAATAAGGTGTCTATAGCTTCTTCAGTAGCAATTTCAATAGACGGCTTGTAATTCATTTGCATGAAAAGCTCTAACTCTGCATCATTTTCTGGTAAATCTTCTTCTTTAGTTTGAAATACATTAATACCAAAATCATCTTCAACTTGCTGAAGTAAAGGTTTTGCAAGCATGTCTCCCTCTATCATTTCTTGATATTGGTTTCTTTTTTCAGCCGATAATGCATCTTGCGCAACTGCCTTAACTTTAAACATCCTGTCATTCATTCCGTTGACTACAATGTCAACAAACTTTGGAATAATAGGAACTGGTGTCCAATCTAAATTTAAATAACTTAAATCACCATCAATTGCTAATTCATTTTTATATTTAGCTACAGACTGTTCTCCACGAGCATATAATCTTAAACGATTAAAGTCTCCCCATTGAGAATAAAATCTACAAGAGCCACTGTCTTTTCTAAACCATTCATATTGTATTGCTTGTCCCACTTGAAGCCCAAACTCCATTGAATCTTTAACGGAGTCTGATGCAAATTGGTCTGGAAATGCAGAAGCATTTACTTGTATCTTTACGTCTTTCATTTATTTAAGTAATTGACTAACTGAATTCGTGTTATTATATCTTGCAAAGTTAATGCTTATTTTCGATTTTTCTTTAGCAGGTGTGTACAAGTGTTTTTGGTTTGCCATTATAGCTAATCCAGAACTAATTGACGCATCAAACTTTGTTCGATTATTAATGTCAAATTTTGCCCAATCTTCTAAAGTTCTTTGAAAATACATTATACCCATTTCATCACTGTCTCTATAATTTTCGCTTAAATCTAAACCAACATGCTTTTCTATATACGATTCTATTGCAGAAGCGTGTGATTGTTTTACATCTTCACTTGAATTGGGAATCCCACCTAATTCTTTTTCTGTTTTAGATAATTTATTAAATGTTTTATCAGGTCTATTTATACTAAACCCTCTATAACCTCTATTTTTGAAGTGATACAATAAACGAGGTTTATTATTTTCACATAATATTGGCATCCCATAAAACACACAAGCCATTAATATTTCTTCAAAAAATATTTCTGCGGTTTGAGGCCGAGCTATGTATTCTAAAAAGAATTCATTGCTTGGTGCATTGTCCATATTAAATTTAGTCATACCATGTAAAGACCCATTTGATCCCTTACCAACTACAACTCCTGAAATATCATATGAATCACATCCAAACGAACCTACATGTTCATTACCTGGATATTTCCTTCCATTTTTTATTGTTACATTATTTTGTAATGACCTTTCAGGTAACCAAGATACAAAAAATCTTCCTCTTTTATCAGGACTCCAGATTACTCGACTATCTAAAATTCCATTTTCCCAAGAAAAAGATCCTTGGGTTATATTTTGACCCATAATTAAAGAGTCATTGTAATCTATTTGTTGGTATATTTTAGTTAAATTAAATAATGATTGCTTACTCTCATCCCTAAACGCATGCGATTCAGTTCTTGGAAATTGTCTGTAAAATTCATTTAAAGCATCAGGGTCATTAGATAATGAATCAACCTCGTTCTGCCAGTAATCTATAGCTCCTTGATGTATCATTTCACCGTCAATTCCTAATACTGGACTTGATGGATTATTAAATACAGGCATTCCATACCTATCTATAAACCCTTCCATATTCCACTCCATTGGGATAAAAAGTGAATATAACCCACTTTTAGTTTGACCATTAGAGTTTCGTGATCCCACATTAGAATCGTTATATAATTTTTTAAAATTACCACCACCTTTTTCTAATGCATTAGATGTAGAACCCATCATACACTTACCGACTATTTTACTACCTAAACGTAAACAAGTTTTTGTAACCCTCCAGTTATTTAAAATATTATCAGGACGCTCCCATTTACCACTTTCATCGTGTAGTAATAGTCGAAGCTTCTCACCATCATAACTGTTGTCTCCAGTATTTTTCCAATCAATAGTAGTATCTAAACCTTCAAGCTCTTGCTCTTCGTTTAAATACATATTTTTTTTAGTAATTTTTGCAGCAGGAACTCTATAAGCTAATTCAGTTTTTGGCTTATCCATACCATCTTGTATAGGTTTAAAAAAGAATGGATAATTATTAGATATAGGAACAATTTTATCTGTAAACATTTTTTTTGCATCAGATCCAGTTTTAGAAAGTATACCTATACGAGCATCTTTAGTTATTGTACCCATATTAACTCCCTCGCATGAGGCCATAAATGAAAAGCCAGAACGTCTTATTTTTAAGTAATCCATTCCAAAACTTCTTTTGTCTGCCTTACAGGCTTCCCAAAAAATATAAAATATTCTGTTAGCTTCTCTAAAATCTGGAAATCCAACATCAATCTTAGTCCACTGTAAATACATGTAATGCGTTCCAGTGATGTAAGTAGGAACTCCTTTATTTATAAACCAAAAACCTTCTTCTCTAAAATTAAATTCATTTTCAATATAATCTACCCACTCGTTTTTAAAACTCGAAGGAGTATCATGCCATTGAAATATAGATTTAATTCTTGTTAATTGTTTTGGTAGTGTTTTAGCTTCCCAGTATTGATCTTCTTTTTTGTTTGATCTTTTAAAAACTTCTTTAGGAATTTTAGGAAGTGCAATGTTTAATCCGCTTACATTAATTACATCTTCAATTTGACCTGTTTTAGATATTACAACAAAATTATATTTTTCATTATAACCGTAGGTCCAGCTTTTAGCTTTGTTTTTTGTAGTCAAAACATTTTTAGGAACTATATTTTTAAGTTCTGTATATAATTTATTTTGATCTTGATTCTGCAAATCCTTTTGGCGTGTTATTTACTTTAGTGTCAACTCCTTCTAATAAATCTTTTTCTTCTTGTATTTTTTTTAGAATTTCAAAAGCATCCATAATACAAAGTTTTTTTGTTGCTGCTGCATTTTTTAATCTATCCGCAGCTAACTCATCATCTGTACCATATTTAATAATATCCTCCTTCGCCACCTTGATCAGCTGTATTACCGCTTTGTGTCCTGCTTCTATTATTTTTAATTTTGTTTCTTTTGTATTCATTTTTAATACGTTTAACTTTTTTTAAAGGATAATTTTCTTCGTTTGAATCATCCATCCAATCCCATTCTCTACTCATAATATTCTTTATTATAGGTATGGTGTCTGTAATTGACTAATATTTCATCTTTTAAAACAATATCTTTTTCCGCTATTAAAACTAAATTACTGTTTTTTCTAATATAATAAAAATTAGCATTATTTAAATTAGAGTGATTTGTATACCTACCTGCTAAAGTTCTTGTATTATTTAACTTACCATAACCTATAAAGTCTCCTTTACTAAAACCTTTAGTAGCAAATATTCCTTTTCCTTCTACATTTGATGGTAACACTTTATAATTTTTATTATTATCATCAACAACAGGACCAGCTTCTTTTTTAAATTTATCTGACTCTATGTAAATATTCAAGTCTTTAAGATCAATATTTAATTCATTTAACATTTCTTTAAAATCATCCATTTTTTTTATTTAAAAATGCGACTTGAACTAACCTTGAATCATTACCCTCACCAAAGTTATGTAAAGTATTTCTCGAATGCTTTACACTTGAAGGAAATATGAAAAGAGAATTGTACTTTGCTTTACATATAAAGACCTCATTATTATCTCCATCGTATAGTGTTGTTCCATATCCAGCAGGGTATTTTTTATTTAAATACAATATAGCCGTTAAGTCACCCATCATTTCATCTGTATGAATATAATTAGGTTCTTTCTGCCCTAATGGTGATTGACGTACAAAGTTTAAAACAACTTTATAATTATCTATATTTTTAAAAAGAAATTTATAAAACTCATCTTCATGTTTTTGAGAAACATTTTTAAATAAATTATCTCCATCAGGCAAATCATAAAAACCACTTTTTAATATTTCGTCAACATAAGAGTCAGGGTTAGAAATTACATTTTCATAAATTTTTATCATAACACAACTGTTATGTTTTTAGTAAACATACGATATAGTTTTTCATCATCTACAATAAATTCATATTCTGACTCTGGCTCATATAAAACTTCATCCCCTATTTTTACTCCCTTTTTTATCAA